AGAATAGCAAACGCCCTGGAAGAGATCCTGCGGATGGTGAAGGAAGATCAGGAGAGAACTAAAAAATATATGGAGGACAGGAAGGATGACTGATAAAGAAAAAAAACTTGCAGCTCACCTGGCAGCTATGTGCTGCCAGGCTGATGAAGACTGTCCAGCCGAATACAGGACTGAGCATTTTAGATCCACGATGGATGATGCCTATGACTACCTGAAAGAGATTGGATATTTAAAAAATGAGTAAAATACATAGAGCAGGATCCGAAAGTGTGCGGATCCTGATCAACCACTGGCGCTGGCTCGAGGAGCAGGGGCCAACCTACAAGCATCAAGCAGCAAGCGCCAAGCGTCAGGCGGCAAGCTTGACAAGAAAGAATTATAATGTTATTAAATCCTATAAATTAAAGGAGAAGAAAGTATGAATACTAAAGAAGCATGGACCCTGGTTGGAGGGTTAAGTAAACCGTCAAAGATGCCGGGCTGGTCAATTGGTATACCTGCCAAAGAATGCAAGACTGGCAAAAAATTAAGACAAATAAAAAATTCAGTTTGTGAAGGCTGTTACGCCCTGAAAGGTTGTTATGTTTTTAAAGTTGTACAGGAGGCTCAGTATAAAAGACTCGAAGCAATCAATCACCCTGACTGGGTGCTGGCAATGGCAACGCTAATTAATTCTAAAAAGCCTGATGTCTTTAGATGGCACGACAGCGGCGACGTTCAAGATCTCCAGCACCTGGAGAAGATATTCGAAGTCTGTAGATTAACACCAAGCAAGCGTCACTGGATGCCGACCCGGGAAGCATGGATCAAGGACCATATGAAGGACGCGCCAGCGAATCTAGTTGTAAGATTTTCATCACCAATGATTGACCAGGGACCAGTGAAGAGCTGGGCCAATACGTCGACAGTCTCGACAAAATCTAGAACTTGTCCAGCCCCTGATCAAGACAACGCCTGCGGCAGCTGTCGCGCTTGTTGGGATCCGCTGGTAAAAAATATTGAATATGGTAAACACTAGCATGACACACGTTTTTAGACACCCAAAATTTTACAGAATCCCTAGGGATAAGGAAGAAGCACGGGCTCAGCTCAAGGTACCTTCTTCTAATTCGGATCAGGCCATTAGCTTAGAAGCTCACGACGGTGAGCGCGAGCGTGCGCCGGATCCGGGCCAAAGCCTCAAGCAACAAGCGCCAAGCAGCAAGCTTCAAGCACCAAGCGTCAAGCTTTCGAACCAACCTGAGCAAGCATCAAGCGACAAGCGTCAAGCCCCAAGCAGCAAGCGTCAAGCTTAAACCCGCAAGCGTCAAGCTCCATGATTCGTGAACCACGGAAAAGTTTCACGGTACCCGGACCAAGGGCCTCTGCTATGATAAATGTATTGTGTGGATGCTTCACATGGAAGGCAATTTGGTGCGGTGAGAACCTTATTTTATTCCCCTTGCATACCTTTAATTCTACAGTGAAAAAGTGGCCAGAATTATTATAGCCCAATAGATCGGGAGTACCAAGTAAGCTATTATTTTCAAGTCTATTCCACGATATTTCAGGTATATATTTTTTAACTTTTGCATATAATTTTTGTTCTGGTTTCAAGGGAAGTTAGTAGTCCCGTTGAAGCTTTTCAGGTAAGATAAGACTCGATGGTTTTTCGGTTTTCATTACCAATCTGTGTGCACTATGACCTGGTTGACCAATGATAGGAGTAGCATTTTCATGTACTTCCATTCGTCTGATTGCGTGTAACTTTCCATTAATCTCTACATAGATTACGGCGTTCTTTACTGCGTCGCTACCTTTCGTAAAGTTGCTTAGATACAACTGCAAGTCTTGTACTCTCATGAATTTTTTCTTAACTTGATAGATTGATCCTCTATCACTTTTCTATAACCTTGCAAGAGATTTTTATTTTTTTCATTTTCAGATGCAATTTTTTTTAACTCAAAGATTTCTTGTCTCTGTGTTTCAATCAAAGTCTTATATCCTTCTATGATCTCTTGTAATTCGCTGGTTGTTTTATGTACTTTCATCTATTGACTTTATAGGATAGTTCCCTTAAAAAGTCAACATGGGTGTACCAAAAAGATTAACAGAAATGCAACAACGATTCGCTGAGTACTTAGTATTCGGTGGACCAGAAGGACCAATGACTAAACGTGAAGCTGCTATCGCTGCTGGGTACAGTAAGGATAGAGCAATGCGAGAAGGGTCAGAACTTACAAACCCAAGATACTCACCACTTGTTGTAAAATATATTGGAGAACTCAAAGAAGAAAGATTAAGAAAACATGAAGTAACTTATGAAGGTCACGTTGCAGAACTTGCAAGACTTAGAGAGGCCGCTTTAAAAAAAGGATCGTTCTCTTCAGCAGTGAACGCGGAAGCAAACAGAGGAAAAGCAGCAGGACTATACATAGATAGGAAGATAATAAAAACAGGAAAACTAGAGGACCTATCAGAACAAGAATTAGAAGCAAAAATGAAACAGATAATAGACGATTACGGACAGTTAATAAATGTGACTCCATCTACAACTTCTGAATCTTCTTTACCCACTGACGAGGAATCATCGTCCGATCTCCAAAAGTAATTCCATCTTCATCTTTATCGTAAGAAGCAAATAATTTAATTGAATCTTTATCTTTAGAATACAACCAACCTTCATTAACTGGAAACGCTAATTTCATTTTATCAAACTCTTTATCACTAGCCCAGGCAGAGTCACTTACGCAGTCGACCCACTCCACTCTAACCTTCTGAAAAGGTATATCCGGAGTTGTTTCAGTGATGATAGCTTTTCTTCTTTTCTTAGGCATACATCCTTTTTATACCTTCGACACTATAAGACAAATTTTTTTTTACACTGCGCTTTTATTAAAAAAATAAAAAAAGTGTCGACAGGGGGTGAAAATGACCTATTAGCGTTGGTATTGTTGAATAGTAGCTTCGACACTATAGGTATCGCAGGGGTGTCGAAGGGGTATCGAAGGTGTCGACAACTTCCCTTAAATTTGTATACTTTTGACGCAGAAAACTTAGAATCATTCTAAAAAGAGGCCAAATTGTCGACACTATCGACACCTTGTCGACACCCTGTCGATACTTCATTATCCTATAAAATGACCTTGTCATCTGCCTCATTCTTGCCATACTTTCGCTCATATTCCGCCTCAATCTGTATCATAAGGTCCGTGATCCCTGTTTCGTCAAGCTTGACCACATGCTCCATGGCCCGTGCAACAAGGTCCTTTCTGTACTTGATAGCCTTATTCCTGGTCTGTACTTCGTGGATTCCCCACCTCGTTTGATCCGTCATGTTTCTTATACTCCTCTATTAATTTCTCCGAAGGATGCCACACGTCAACCGCTGCATGACATTCAGGACATGATAAGTTACTAACTATATCATAATCCTCATTATCCTCGGTATCGTGGTCACCGCCCCATATCAACTCATGTCCACAGTGCCAACAGTTCATTTTACAAACTCTTCAGCTTTCATTGGTGCTGTTCGTTCTTTCTCATCATGCATTAGGTCATAATACATGTCTATTCTCTTCAAAGCCTCATGTTTATAGCGCCTTAATTCAGCTCCTTCAACTTTGAACTCTTGATAATATAGGTCAGGCGTGCATACCATGATAACTCCCTGTTTAATTTGAGAACCGTAGACATAGTCGTGTGCCATGGCGTACATTGCGATTTGCAAATAATAATCTTCGATCCATTCTTTCTTTTTCGGACGGTTAGCTTGCTTGAAGTCAACGACAGTTTCCATACCGTTATGATTACAGATAAGGTCTGTTTGGCCTGCGTATAGGCCCGGATAATGTAACGTAACTTCGGAACCATAATACTCTTCCACTGGCGCAAAGCCGATCTCAATAATTTTTTTGGCCATGGGACTCGCCTGGCGTCCGAGTTCTGTAAGATCATCGTAACCAACGCCCGTGACATAAGACTCGAGGAATTTATGCATACTGGTGCCCCGTGCACTAGATACATTCTTGATTCTGTCCGCTTCTGCTTCACCTACTTTGGCCTTCCATTTGGTTAAAAATTCTGTATTTTTGGTGGCTCCTAATATCGTAGTTACACTCGGAAGTCTATAAGAACTTATCTCATAAACACGTTTTCCAGTATCAGGATCCGTGATCTGTTTTCCTTCTAAATAATTGTATTTACTACTCTTCTTCATTTGTCAGTTCTTTCTGTTCTTTTTTAAAACCTTCCATAAGTTCTTCATGCAAAGTCTTTTGTTTAAATATTCTATCAAATTCTTTTCTATATTTATCATCAGACGGTCTTGATCTACCATCCCATGGTCTATCTTTTTTTTCTGTAGCCATAACCTTTTTTCCTATTACTATATAATTTACACCAGGACCAACTTGTTAGCTTAGTTGACCAGTGGTTTACAAAATATAAAAAATTATAAATATATTTATCGAACATTTTTTTGTACCTCTCTATATTCATCAAGAGATATTACATTATCTTTCAAAGCAATAGTAGTATAATGTTCTATTACTTGTTGTATCTTAGGTAGTTTTGTATGAGCAAATGGCCATATCAAACAACACACATAGTATGCATCTCTAAATGTACATCGCCATCTCCATTGTTTAAGATATGGTGTACCATCAACTCTATTACCTTTTACTTTCTTAGGTGTCAGTGTACCAACACCTACAACTCCATGAAGCCACGTTAGAACTGATCTATCAGTCATCGTGATCTCCATGGATAAACGCAAACTATTAGAGTATCTATAACCTGGTTTACCCTTGTGTTTCTTTTTCTTCTCTAACCCGCGTCTTATATGTATTGATCCTTCTCCATCAAACAATCCTGCAATATAAGCTTTGTCAGTATCATCTATCATATTTTAAATGATTGTAACACTTGTAGTTTTTCTTCTGCAGCTGCTATCTTTTCAATTAACTTATCTACTTCATCTATATGCTGTGGGTGTTCTCCTATACCAACAGAATTTTCAAAATAAATTTTAATTGTAGCATCTGCTTCCATTATTTGTGCGTTGTATCTAGCCTCTAAAGCAGTTAACATTATGTCTTTTACTTTCATATTTTCTCCTAATGTATTAACATTCTTTCTCCAGGCAGATCTTCATTTTCATAATCGTATATTTCTCCCTGTGACTCACAGTCCCAGCATTGATGAACCATATCTTCTTTTTCATAAATGCATGCGACTTTTACATAGCCATTACCTTTACAGGTAGGACATACGTAAACCTTTTTAACTCTTTTTGAACTTGCCATTTAATTTCTTCGCTTTCTCGTTTGCTATTGCTTCTATTGTCTTTGCTACGCTTAGTTTCGCATCTGGAAAAATTATCTTTGATAACTTATCTAAAGTAGCGTATGTTTCTTTAGTTAAAGAAACGTTCTTGTATTTAGTCATGTCTGTCATGTTTACTTCC